TGATCCAATTGCCCATCCTGTGCTTTTATTGCTCATATTCATACAGTTTGGTTTACCATAATGTTCTATGAGATACTTATCCTCTAACTCAATAAGTTGTTCAAATGATTCTGCATATTCTAATATTTCTCTTGACAAACTTGATCTGTCTTTAATTTCTGATACCCAAATTCCAGAACCCATATAACCATCATTAAGGTTCTCTGTGCTATGTCTACCAACATAGTATTTGCCGTTTTTGTGTGTTGTCTTGTATATAAAATGTTTCATACTATTATTTATAGTCTGCTGCGTTAAATTATATACACATATTACAAATTAGCAATAAAAAAGGGAACCAAGGTTCCCTTTTTAGAAAGATAACTTTCAGTATAATAAAATCACTGAAAAGTTAAATTGCTGACAGCTATTTCTCCGACGTAATCGGCGGCATTGCCGAATGACGAGGCAGTGTTAGTTAACTCGATATAACCATAACGAGTCATGAAGCTAACTACTGGCTCAAATGTTGATGGATCTAGAACAACACCACTGCTCATCAATGGAATGTATGGGCAATAGAATGCTGCTGCATCTGTTTCGCTTGATCCTTTGTAACCAACTAGAACTGGAGTTGTGTCAGGAGCATAGCTATCAACGAATACACGCATAGCGCCATTCAATGTACCAACAAACTTAGTGTTTGTAGGAGCTTCGAATGTACCTTCTGTAGTACGTGCAAATGCTGAAGTTGTAGCAGACTGTAGAACAGTCAATGCTGCTGAAGAAACAACTGCCCAGTTACCAGCGCCACGACGTGTACGCTGAGCGATTAGGTTAGCAACACGATTGATTAGAACAGCTAAAGCAGCGTGTTCGTCACCAACGTAAGTAGCAGTACCTGATACTGTAGCTTGGTTGTATGTAAACTCTGTTGATGCAAGAGTACGTAGGCTTAACAAGATTTCTTGGTCAATTTCAGCAGTGATTTCTTGTGCTAGAGCAGCCATAATTTCTGCTTCAACATCGATACCATGCTGACTTTGTGCATCTTGTGCAGCTTCAAATGTCCAACGAGCTTGTAGCTTACGTGACTTAGCTTCAACCGCCTGACGTAAGATTTGAACGCTGATCTGACGACCGCCGTTACCTTCCATCGCAGCAGTATCATTAGCAGTATAGCTAGTTACTGTTGGGTTAGCAGCACCACCTGGTGTACGTGAGTACGCCTGAGCGATCTTGAATGGGCTTAATGCTTCTTCACCTGCTACTACACTTGTGCCTGCTGCACTGTTGTCAGTTAAAGACTGAGCGTAACGTACACGTAGTGTATGAATTTGGCCTACTGGACCTGTCATTGGCTGAACACCAACTAATTCATTAGCGATAACAGTAGGCATAACACGACGGATAACCGGTAGAATTACACGGTTTAGTGTAGCGATATTACCTGCTGTTGTTGTACCAGCTGAACTTTCAGCGAGTAACTGTTTACGGGTATTTTCTAATAAAACACCCATAGTTGAACGACGAGTTCCTTTTAAGCCTTCCATCAGAGCTTCTTTGGTTTCGTCCCAACGATTTTCTAAAAGTACTTGTGACATAATTATATTTCTCCTAATTTTGTATGTCTATATTTTTAAAGCCCTGCCAAACGCTTAATGTCAATTACGTTATCACGATGTGATTCGTCCTCAACTTTTGGTTTGATTGCAGCTTTATCCCCTGTCACTTCTTTAACTGATTCAGTTAGAACTGGTTTTTTACTACCAATTTTTTCTGCACCATTATTTAAAACTGCAGGGAGATACTTGTCAAAAGCAGTTTGCAGACGAGGTGTCTGTACGCTTTCTAACAAGGTACGCATTAAGTCGGCTTTTTCTTCGTTTAAGGTTGAGAGTAATTCACCCATAACCTTATTACGTTGATTGCTTTCTTTAATTATACGTACTTCTTGTTCTTTACTTTCAATTAAGACTTTTGCCTTATTGATTCTTTCGGCAGATTCAGCCAATTGACGATCTTTTTCTTCTAGCATTGATAATAGACTACGTGTGTCCGCCTTCTCATTGAGATGAGTGGAACTGTATTCGCTAGCATATGCTTCAAAAATCTTGCGACCAAAATTGTTTTCACGTGCAATTTTGATATCTTCTTTCAACTGACCTAATTCACCCTTAAGATGTGCAGTAACAGCAGAATTTAAACGCTTAGAACTTTCAGTAACAAACTTGTCCTTTAATTTTTCTAATTGTTTGCGTCCTTCAGCAACTAACTTAACCTTTGCTTCAACTACAGCTTGTTTGTCTTGTGCAAATTCTTTGATTTCACGTGCTAAAGCATGAACGATAAACTGTTCTAGCTTTTCTTGACTTTCTAACTGTACTTTACGATCATTACGTAGTTCTTTGATTTCTTCTGCTAACTTAGTTACCATAAAATCATTGAACTTTGCAGCGTTTTCACGCAATTTCATTTGCGCTTTTACGCGGTCTTCGTTCATTGCCTGTCTTTCTGAATAGAACTCACGTATCTCTTCTTCCAGATTAGCGGTTACCATTTTATCTAGGGCTTCCACCATTACATTTTTATCATGCTCATATCTTTGTGCAAATTCTTCGTGTAATTCTGCACGTACTTGTTCCCGAGCCTCATTTAATTTAGATTCCCATGCTTCGTTTATGGCTAAGCTGGTTTCTTCATTAATGATACCGCTCTCAAGTAATGGTTTAATAGCATCAAACATGCTTAATTCCCCTTATAGCTTGAGATCCTTGATAAGACGAACCACTTCGTCCTTCAGGTATCTCTGTACTTTTTTGTCGTTTTGTGCATCTTTTGCAATCTCTAACAATTTATGACCATGACGCATATTCATCATGCCTTCATAGATTGCTTTTGGATATGCATTTGGTGCACTAGGCTGTGCGACAATATCCACAGTGACTATTTCAAAGTCACTTACCTTACCTGTAGCATCATCTACGTTTCCGCTTCCCCTGCTACTTACTCCTAACTTTACACCACTCTGTAACATAGTCGAAACAAGTTCTCCCATTGGAGTAGGTAAAATCTTTAACTTTCCAAAACCATTTGGACCGTCCATCCACATATTAGTAATCATATGTGATACACGGTCAAGGTTAATTTTTAAATCATCAGGATGATCAACTTCGCCTAAAACGCTGTTACCATTCATGATTTGTTCATTGAGTTGTTCTACTGCAGATTCAATTTGATCGACAGGGTAAACACGCTCATTAGCGTTCTTTACCCCACCTTGTATAAAGATACCTTTCATATAAAGGTTCTTTTTATCACCATCAGTAACATTTTCAACCACCATGTTAGCGCGGTCAAATGTTAAGTTCTCTCTAAGATACAAAGCCATTTGCTTTAGAGTTCCTTATTTCTTAATAATTTTCTTAGTAGGCTTTTTACCTTCGCCTAATGGACTCTTTGTGTTAGATCCATTATCACCGTGTTTTGGACTAGGAGCCTTTTCTAAGTTCATGCCAGTTTGAGCTGGGCGATTTTTCCACTGGCTAGCGTGTTCTACGTCCTTTGTATCTGGACTTGCTAATCCGCCCTTTGTTCCACCTGTTGAGCTTTCGCCGCTGAAGTTAACTGGCTTAGCACCTGTTTGTGTAACTTTTGGCTTTGTTAATGTTGGGCTTTTTGTTTGCGCACCGTCATCACCGCCTATTTTACTATCATATAATCCAGGTACTTTTTTAAGTTGAATTGATTCTTCAAGGCTTTCTTCCATTGACTCATCATCATCTTCTTCTTTAGCTTCGGTAACGTCTTCTTCATCGTCATCATCATGACGAGCTTCCATCATATCTTCGTCACCCATGTCACCCATGTCATCATCACCCATGTCACCCATGTCGTCATCATGACCCATTAATTCTTCAAATTCTGCCATTAATTGATCTAGTTTATCTTCTAGGTCAACTACACGATCCTCAAGATCCTCTTCACTTGATTCTTCGTCACCGAATCCTTCTTCATCGTCAATCTCAATGTCAGCAAATTCATCTTCTTCCTCAGACATACCTGCTTCGTCTGATTCAATGTCTGAACCAATTTCATCTAATAAACCTGTAGACATATCTTCTGCCATTGCTTCTTCGTCCATTATTGACTCATAGATTTCTCTAGATTTTTCAACCACTATATCGTGAAATAATGCACGTGCTTGTTCTTCATTCTCATTGATAATAAGTTCAATAAGCTGTTCAAATTTTCTGTTATCCATTATAAATATCTCCTTTAGAAAATGGCTTTGTAATAATTATTTATTGAGTAGACAAAAAAATAGCACAAAATGTGCTATTTTTTTACGTTTTTTGAAAAAATATAGGATTTTTACGCTGCGGGAGGTGCTACAACTTTGTATTGCTTTCTTACCTTTTTAAGATTTTCAGCACGTTCAAAATTTCTTACATCAATCATTTTACGTAATTTACGGATTTGTCGTAAAGTAAGTTTTGTTTTGCGGCTCTCTTTCCACTTTGGTTTACTGTTATCATCTTCTACATCCTGATAACCAGCAACAGCAGGTTTAAACATTTCAAAAAGTTTCATAATATAATATTTATCTTACATCACTGGAGCCGCTTGAGCTGGTACTCCTCCACCAGGCATTGCCTGAGGACCTGCTGCACCTGGTGCAACTTCAGGAGGTGGCATTTCACCCTCCGCATCCATACCTTCTGCTGTTTCTAAGTCAGTATCTAAATCACCTGAGCTGATACCAATACTTCTTAAATCACTACCTTTAACTTGATCTTCTACTTCAGACTCTTGTTCTTCTTCCCATAGACGTTCATTTTCTGCTAATTCTTCTTCAGTTAATCCTAAGAACCTTTGTAATGCAAAACGTTTACTAATGTAAGGGAAAGCTTCCATACTAGCAAAAGTAGCGACACGGTCTTTGTCCAATTCACTTTGACGATATGCTGCAAAGTTTTGTGGGGCATTAAATTTAATATCAAAAAGACTATTATCAATGTTAAATCCACGCCACCTTAGGAACAATTTAAACTCATCATCCAGTGTTTGACTAATAGAATTTTGTAACCTTTCGCAATATTGGTTAAAACGAAACTCTTGAATCATTGCTGTGCCAACACGACCGTCGTTAAGAGGCACTTGACCATCGTCTGGTCCAGTTGGTAAGTAACTACTTGGAACACGTAATCCACGTGCTAGTCGATTGTTAAAGTATTTTAAATCATCGATTTCACCTAAGTTTTGTCCACCTTGAAGTAGTTCGACACTACTTCCCCTACCGTCTGCTGTTACGGGGAAAAAGTAATCTTCATTGATGCTTAATGGATTATATGTTGCATCAAGTACACTTGATCCTCCCTGAGTTGTCGGTATTCTGCGTTGGTGAATTTCGTTTTTAACTCTATCGACAAAACTCATAGCCATATGACTGGGCATATTACCTACGTCAATTTTAAATACTCTACGCTCTGGAGCACGACTTATGCGATATATTAGAATAGCATCTACTAATAGTTCTTTCTGCTTATATACCTTAAAGATATTCTCTAAAATACTTTGACCAAATGGCCAATATCTATCTAAACCCTCTGTTAAACTTAGATGAACCACATGTTTAGCATCTATTGCTGCTTCATTTTGCCCTAAGCTAAATCTGCTTCCTGTAGTACCATAAGGTTCATTTGGTACGGTGTAACTATAAGGCGCACTATACCCTGCTGTTGGAGGCTGTGCTTGAAAATCTGTTGTTGTTTTAGCTGCTACTGTTAAGTTTTGTAAGTTAACATTAATATCCTTAACAACGTACTGTTCTGGTTCTTTGCCCTCACTCTCATTGACGATGACTTTTCCGACTTTTGTTACGTCAACCCAATATAATTTAAAATTTTCTGGGTCACGAATAAAAAACTGATCCCCATACTTTATAGTATTTCTAAAAATTTTAAATATTCTATTATCAAATTCGTTAAGTTTACACCATTGCTGTAGCTGTTTTTTAATTAATTCTACTTCATGAGGAGTAGGATCTTCTTTAAATTCTATGTTAAATGGAGTATTATTATGCTCATTTTTCTGTGTACTGAATTCACTAATGATGTCTAAACAGGCGTTAATTTCAGCATCTACATCCATCATTTCATACTGATTATAACGCTCGACACGATTTGGATGCCCAGTATAAACTTCAGGCAGTCTACTCATGTAGTTTCTGTATCCAAATTGGTCGTTATTCCAGCCCCCAGTTTGATCCTGATTATACCCTGCAGTGTTCCAAGAACCCGAATTACTATTGTTTCCTGAAATAGGACTTAACTGTCCTGTGGTGTTTATGTTGGAAAAACGCTTTTTATATGCCATAATTACTATTTATGATTAGTTGCTTACGTAGAGTTTTATGTCGCTATAAATGCTGTTACTTTGCATTATTTTATTGTTCATTTGGTCAATTTTATTAAGTAATAAGTCTGCAAGGTCTTTGCTATTTGCTCTTTTTACTTTAGATGGGGGTATGGATGTCGTTGGCTTAAGAAAATCTTTGGTAATCTCACCTATATCAAGTAGATCGTCAGGCTTCTTTAATTCAATAGGAATCGTATTTTCTACTAATGGTAATTTAGCTTCCAACCCATGCAATGTTGCAGTATCACCTTGGGAGGGATCAAAAATCCCACCAAATTTAAATTTAGGACTCACGTGTACAGGATCCTGTTCAACAGGTCTATGTCGTTTTAAACCAAACTCATCAAGTAATCCCCTTTCATCTAAAAAGTCAAGTTGTTTTCTATCTATATCAACTGCTATACCTGCACCATGCTGTCCTGGTTCTTGAGATGGTATAGATAAATTACCATATTTAGGTGTATAAACGGTGTGATTAGGACCTTCTTTAGGATATTGTCCCCCTGCTTTCCTCCATTCATTATACATATCAAGTTGTTTTTCTTTTGAACGGTAAGAATCTGTTATGTATAGTTTTTGTCCAGTAGCCATGTAATATTTTTTTGCCATACCAATGACTTTATCCTTAAAGTCACTGGTTACATTTGACCAATCTTCAGCATTGACCCCTGGGCCTCGTAGGTAAGATAGATAAGAGGTTCTATTAGTTTCTGTGCGCTTTTCTTCTTTCTGTTTTTCTTCCTTACGCTGTTCAGTCTTTTTCTTTTTCTGTTCTAGTTCTTTTCTTTCATTTTCTAATTTTGTCAACTTATCCTGCTCAGCCTTTTTTGCTTCAGGTGTTGTTGCAGATTCACCTTGTTGTATTTGTTGTTCTAATACCTTAAGGTCATCTTGATATTTTTTCTTTTGAGTTGGATCTGCAGTTTCGGTAATTTTTTGTTGTAATACTTGTTTCTTTTCTTTATTTTTTGTTGTTTCTTCTTCTAATTGTTTTTGTTTATTAATGATTTGCTTTTGATCGTTAATCTGTTTGTCTACATCCTTTATAGCCTTATCTAAATTTTTTAAATAATTATTTGCATCTTCAGTGGTTCCTAACTGAGCTAATGCTTCATCAATTTTTGCTTCTTTACCTAACATCCATGCAGCTAATCTTATCGTTCCAACAGCAATAGTTTGGGCATAATCAGCCATTTTTCTCAAAACCCCATTAATAGGTTCTTGAATAAAAGTAGCTAGTTTATCATTTGTAATACCAACTTTTTGAGAAAGTTTAAACATTATAATATCTTGTTCTTTTAATCCTTCTTCTCCATCCTTTAACATTTGTTTTTTTAACTTTTGTTTTTCTACCTCTGCCTTAGCATCCTCCAAACTTTGTCCTTCTAACTTTTTTCTTGCTCCCTCTAATACTTTTGCTGAAGATCCAGATTTTCTTTGAAAATCTTCACTTAACATTAAAGCTTCTCTATTATCCTTTTCAAAATCTAAACTAGCTTTAGCAATTTTATTATTAAATTCATCCGCAGTAATTCTACCTGCTTTTAAATCCTGAACCCAACCGCTAATTTGACCTCTAGTTTTCATGAGCAATGCTTCGCCTTCTTTGGTAGTTGCAGTTCCTGTTGCTAAAAAATCTCTAACGCCTTTTGCGGTTTCATCACCAAAAAAGCTTTGTGCAATAGTTTCAGCTAACTCATATCTATCAGCCACCACTCTGCCTTCTGTAGTTTGTCTTAATAATGTTAATCTTGTTCTAAATTGATTATCTCTTTTTGCTTCAGCCATTTGTGCAGACAGGCTAGTAACATTATTACCTGTTAATGCTGATAAAGCCATTAATGTTGTTACATAATCACGGCTAGCTTTTTGTTCCTTAGCTGCATCCTTTTCTATTGTAGGACCAAGCATTGTTTGTATGCTAACGTAATCAGTTTGTAAGGTCATTAGTTCTTCAACACTTAGACCCAGTCGCATAAATTCTTCTGTTACTCCGTCAGTAACATTTAAAATTTTAGATAACTGTCTTACGCCTTTATTAGTATTCTCTCCTAAGTTAGTTAATCCTGTTCCTAACTTTTCGGTAGATTTCATCAACCCTTCATTTCTTTTAGACCACAATCCAGTGTTATTTGTTATTTCAGTTAAGCCTTCTGCTGTTGTGCCTAAGTTTACACCTAATTTAGATAGTCTATCAAATGCTGCAAGTTGTACATCATTGCTTTCTAAAACTGCATTTACCACCTTTTGAGCAACTGAAGCTAATCCTAAGATAGTTAATCGTGCACCACTTCCTCTAAAAAAATAAACTCCTGCAGCATTTAAGAATTTTTGAGATTCCTTTACAGACTGTTGATATTTTGTAAATGATTGCTCACTGTTTAAAAGTGCAGAATTAGTCGCTTGAAAGGCATCAGCTAATGATTTAACAGCGGTAGACAAACGTATTGCAGTTTGCCCACCACTTTGTATTTTTTGTCCATAATCACGAAGTGCATCTGTGATTATTTCTACTCCTGCTGATGTACTGTCTGCCATTTATTAACGCCTCATATATGTAAGTAAATCGTTTTGCAAATTATTATTAGTAGTTAAATTCCCCAACATCGTATCCATTTTACTTGATAGTAAATTTAACAATTCACTAATATTTTCTTCAGGTTGTTTAACATCAAAAGTATTGTTTACATCAGTTTTATTAATAATAGAGGTTGCATATTTACTCAATAAACCTTTAAGATTTTCAGTTTCTAGCAAAGGATTTTCCTTTTTACTTAACAATTCTTTTGGTAAGTTTTGAAAAGAAACTGGAATAGATTGACCATCAGGTAGAGGAACAACAGCTTGTAATTCCTTGCTCATTTCTGATTGATAACCAGTTACTGGTCCTTTACTAATACCAAAGTCTTTTTGTTCGTTTGATTTTTCTTTTTGAACAAATGGATTTTCTCTCTCACCCTTAAAGATGGTTAATATCTGATCAAGTAATTTCATCATACCTGAGTTATCTATTGGTGGCACAAATGTTTTTGATATTTCTGTAAAACCTTTAGGATCAATTATATTTTGATTTTCTGAAATCATTTTAGTCATTTGACTAAAATCACCTCCACCAGAATGAGGGACTGTTTGAGTAGCAGGTGGTGTTACTTTAAATTTTTCTCTAAGGATTTTTGACATTGTTTCAATGTCTCTTTGTAAATTCCTTATTTCAGCCTGCATTTTTATTTTTTCTAATTCAGGAAATGCAACAGCCTGTGCTATCTCACCTCTTGCAACTGGACTATCTGCGCCTGCACGCTCTTAAATCACTTACGCTTTTAAACATATGCGGAAAATCAGCAGGGACTACACCCCAATCAGCAAACTTCTTAATTAAACCTGAGGTAAATTCATCCAAACCTTTCATTAAATTTGTAAATGCAGGATTAACATATTCAGCAACAATTTTTACTAAAGCATCAAATGCAGATTGAACTTTCATTTCAGCTTCCATAAATGCAATTTGTGTTTCTTTTAATCCACCCTCTTTTGGTTTTGATGCTTCTTCCTGTTCACGTTTAATTAAATCTTTACTTTGGTTTTGATAATCTTTTGATGCTCCTGCCTGCATTTCTGCTGACTGTGCCATCATATCGGCAAACTCTTTATTACGAGTCATTGCCTCACCCTGTGTGCTTATTGCTGTTTTTTGAGCCTGCGCTAATTTAGCTTCTAATTCAGCAAATGTCATTTTGCCAGACTTATACTGTGCAGTCCATGTTATAATTTCACCGCGTGTTAAATTAAATAATGCTTTGGCTTCTTCTGATTGGTTTGCTAAACCTGTGGATAAAATCTCTCTAAAACCTACACGTGCTTTATCTCCAAAATCTGCTCCCATTTTAGAAACTGCATCACGATATTCTTCAAATCTTCCTCCTAACCCCTTTTCAGCCTTTTCACGCTCTTGCTGCATGAAAACGTTAAATTTGTAATCATTTAAATCTCTTTGTTGACCTTCCTTTAATTGGTCCACTGATTGCCCAGTTAATGCAGCTAATTGAGTTAGTTCTTTGCTATATTTTAAACTTTCTAATTGTATTGTACTGTTGGTCGCAGCTTTAACCTTGCCCATTTTACCAAGAAGTTTTATATAATCCGCTTGGTTTACTGTAATTTCTTTAAATGAATAGCCTAATCTGATTAGTTCGGCACGTTGCTCATTTGTAATTTTTGTCATGTTGACAAAAGCTAGCATACCGTCGCCTGATGTTTTACCTAAACTTGTTAAATTAGGACCTAATCCAGTTGTTATATCTACTAAATCTTTTAGCTTGTCACTAGTATAACCTGTTCCTAATGTCAATTCATATAAATCATCCGCAGTTGCTTTACCTGCTAATCCAAACTTACTTAGGTTGTCATATGCTGAAATGTAAGCATCATTTTGCTTAAATACAGCACCCACTAACGCTTGAGTGACATCTCCAAGTTTCCCCAAAGCATCACTTAATAGGCCAAAACCACCAAAAATACCAGTTAATCCTGAAGTAACTTGGTCTACTGTTGATGTGTACCTACTAAAACTTTGTTCACTTGCTGTTAATGCTCTTGTAAAAGAGGTAACACCTGTACCAATTTGACGAATTCCATGAACTGCATTGCTTATTGTCTCATCAGCCAAACCCATTGATTTGCCAACTTGACGGAATGTGGCAGCGGTCGCACTACTTGAATATGATAGTCTTGATGCGGCCTCATTTAATTTAGCTATTTCGGCTCTTAATTGTGCGTCATCCAAAGAATTATTCTCCCTAAAATCTTGAATCTAAATATATTTAGTTAGATAAAACCAAGCATATAGGAGAAAAAATGCACATTGAAAACAACCCCCTTAAACAATATTTTCGTCGCCCTAGCATATACATAAAGCTACCTAGCAAAGGGTTAAATTATGACGAGGGTGTTATAATGCTTACAGAAAACGGGGAATTACCAGTTTATCCTATGACTGCGATTGATGAAATAACTAGCAAAACTCCAGACAGTCTTTATAATGGAACGGCAGTAGCTGAGATAATAAAAAGTTGTGTACCAAATATAATAGATCCTTGGAAGATTAATAGCACTGACTTGGATGCAATACTTGTTGGTATAAGGATTGCTACCAACGGGAATGAAATGGATATTGAAACGCATTGCCCTTCATGCGACGAGGATTTTAAGTATGGAATAAATTTAGCAGTAATTTTAAATAATTTTTTACCAGGGGACTACAGCAAACCTATGGTAATTGGTGACCTTCAAATTAAGTTTAGACCATTAAATTACAGAGAATTGACTGCTAACGCAATTCGCCAATTTGAAATTCAAAGGGCATTAGTCAATATAAATTCCCTTGACGATGGACCAGAAAAAGAAAAAAAATCAAGCGACCTATTTAAAACTATTGCTTTAAGCACGATTGAATTGATCGCTAACACAATTGATTCTATAGTCACAAATGAAATTGTTGTTACTGAAAAAGCATATATTTTAGATTATCTTCAAAATACAGATAAAAAAATCGTTGATGCAATTAAAGAAAAAAGTTTGTCCCTTAGAGAAACTACACAAATGAAACCATTAGAAATAGATTGTAATGGTTGTAACCATCATTATACTCAACCATTTACGTTGAATGTTAGTGATTTTTTCGAATGAGGCTTCTATACCTTAACTCCGAAGGTATAAGCAAGCTGATAGAAGGAATGGAAAAGGAGTGTAAGGCTATTAAGAAAAATGCATTACGAATAGCCTGGTATCTTCGTGGGGGTATTACATACACTGATATTTTAAATATGAGTCCTGATGAATTAAAAAATGCAAATGAAATTATAGAAGAAAATTTGGAAACTACTAAGAAATCTAATATACCATTCTTTTAAGATGAACTTCGTTCATCTAATTCCTTCGTTATTCACTCACTTCGTTCGTTCATACACTCGGAATTGTTTTAGGAGTTACATTGCCGATTAGAAGCCATGGTAGTGCTATTCAGCACTACCAATGGTAAAGGTACTTGCCATGACCGTCACCCATGTTGTCTATTCCCCACATAACTAGCCCTTTCGCTGCTATGTGCCACCGGTTGCTCTGTAAGGTTTGTTGGGACTGTAGTGAGATTATTCATCTCAGCAACGCATGTTAC